TCCAGAAGTAATTGTTCCGACAGAAGTTAAAGAAGAAGTGACAACTGTTGAATTTAACGTAGTGCCGCTGAGAGTTCCAGCGGGAGCTATGACAACATTACCTGAAGCTGCGGTAATAAGACCTTTACCATTAACGGTGAAACTTGGAATACTTGTAGAAGATCCAAAAGAACCGACATTTGAATTTACTGTAGCAAGCGTAAATGCTGCGGATCCCGGGCCAGACGCTGTTCCGTCTCCAATTAATGCTGTGATAGCTGATCCACCAGAATTCGCCTGAAATGTTGGAGCGCTTGTTCCATTGCTTGTTAATACAAACCCAGCAGTTCCGGCTGCCGTTGTTGCTAGAGCCGTTGTTGTTGAAGCATAGGTAACGCCAAATTGTGTAAAAGAAGAATTTTGTCCTGTCCCGCCATTTGAAGAAGGAAGCGTTCCTTGCACTCCGGCAGTTAAATTTAATTGCTGCCAGGAAGGAGGAGTCCCGGCACCATTTCCAACCAATGCAAAATTATTTGTTGGAACGCCGGTGCTTGCCACAGTTGAAGAGCTAGCCGCATAAATAACACCATCCGTAGTAAAGCCAGATAATACGGGGCCCCCAGTAACTTGAGAATAAGGAAGGCTTAAGGCAGATAATGTTGTTAGGGTTGAATTGCTTGTGGCCGTTATATTCCCTGCTGTGCCAGTAGTATTTTGATTTAATGTCGGAATATCTGCCGGAACGATAGCTCTAAAAGTTGGCTGAGCTGCTGATCCAGTGGTGGGTCCAGCAAAAACTGTATTTGCGCTTTGGGTGTTTAGCGTGAAAGTAAGAGTTCCAGTAGTCGTAACGGGGCTACCACTAATACCATATAAAGGGACTGTTGAGCCATCAGCGAGACCTACACTTGTTACTGTGCCAGAGCCGCCAGAGCCACTACCAGAAGGAGGCCATTCGTATGAACCGTAATCAGTAGCCATTAGGAATTATTCGCCTTGCATTGACAATATGCCGTTATAGTTCCAGACCCAGAAGAATTGGTATAAAGGATGTACATATATCTGAATGGAATCCCAATATTGGCAATAACGTATCCTCCAGAAGATCCGCTGGGTTGAGCAAGAACTGGATTGTATGTTAATGCGTGGAAATTACCTTGGATTCCAGAATTAGAAACCATTATTTGAATTGTGCCCGTGGGAGTCCCTGTCCAATTAATTTCAATACCTTGATTGTCCATTTGTTGAAGACCAAGGATATTAGTATAAATTGCATTAGTCCCCGACATTGTACCTGAAAGAATTCCGCTTTTTGGACTATTTCCAGCAACATCTTGATTAGGGCCTGGCCCTGGTAAAAATCCAATTTCTGGTGAAGTTGTTTGCCAATTGAATGTAGAAGGGAACTGGGCTTTACCCATAAGTAGCTCCTAAACAAGGATTCTAGGGGACATACCCCATACTACATATGCGTATTTGTTTCACATTCTATTGTTTTTTATTGAGAAGTCTAGACTGATTTGGAGTTGCCAAAAGATCATTTGTCTTATCGATTTGTTTTAATTCTGTTCCAGAAGCCTTCTTAGGGGGTTTTTGCCCCTGAGGAGCTTGCATAGGCATATTTGCTTTAATAATGGCTTGCATCGCCATCGGAGTTTGAGTTGTACTTAATGGTTGCCCTAAAAGAGATGAAAGTCCATGTCTTTGAATCCTAGGAATAGTTACATCTTTTTGTTTTGCATCAATTACAGCTTCTCCAGCCTTACCAGTCATAGATTGACCAAGTGCAGGATAAAGTGTGTGCAAAGTAATGAGATCTTGTGGTTGTAATGTACCGTGCTTAGCATGATGCAACACAAGCATGGGATTCTCAGCGATACCAAGTTGCCTGTCATAAGTGTGTTTAGATGATTTTGTAGGCTCAGTGACTGGGTCAAGTGGGCTATTTTGTGACTTCATAGGTTTTAGTCCCTTAAAGTAGTTCATAGCTTGAGCAGTCTTTGATCCAAGTGCCGCAGCATGATCAGGTAATGTTTTTCCTAAATGTCCACCCACATCAAATGCTTTTCCAGGATTTTGCTCAAGATCATCTAAATGACTTTTTAAAGCCTCTACTTTTCCCTTATCAGGATCGAGATCTAACTTTTCATCCACTATAAGACGTTTCACATGGCTATCAACTGTCTTATGGCCCTTTTTAGAATTCTCAAAATAATCTTCTAAATATTTATGTTCATTTTTAGATTGCCCGTTATGACCAGTTTTTGTCAGCAAATGTAAAAGCCCATGTTCTGCAGCTACGTGATCAAGTGAATTTTGTGGGTGAAGTGAAAATTTAGTTTGCTCTGCGACTTGTCCCCCTTCGGCATAGTGTTCGCAAGATTCATGATGTGGACCAACACATCCTCCTTGAGCATATTCAAATTTTCCCGCTTGGCTCATAGGTCCAAAACAAAGGCAGTTTGGATGCGGCCTTCCATAACTTTTACAATCGGTATTTATACATGGAGGCCATTTGCCGTTTTGATTAAAATAATTCTGCCTGGCGCCACGAGAAATATCATCGCCAGCTTTTGAGCCAGTGCTTTCGCCTGTAGATGTTATTACTTTTGTTTTGCCATCAGTAACAGTTTGGACTTGTCCTTCACCAAGTTTGTTTTTAGAGTAACTTACTGAAGGTTCTGCCTTGCTCGGACCTGACGCTCCAGAAACACTATTGTCTTTTGTAACTGGTATTTGTCCAATTGCCATTTATGTTACTCTATTTTTCATTTGTTACAGAACTTCATTTGCTCATAATTCTCATTGTTCCACGACCTATTAAAAACACTCTAAATCCAATAGCTCCATATATAAGAATCAACATGGAAAAAATCATAAACATTGTGAACCAATCTCTAATCATGTAATCAGGGACATTCACATTTGAAACAACTAAAAACCAAATTAGAAATGTAGAAACCAAAAATCTAATCTTGTTATAAGCTATTCTATGAAGAGTAGAACCCAATATAAATCCTAATGTTCCCATAATCACCTCTACAAATATATTAACACGTGTAAACATATATGTCAACATTAAGTCCCATATTGTAATTTCCAATCTTTGAGTAAACCCTTGTTTATAGCATTTTTAATAAAGATTCTGATCGCTCGTTCTTTTCGTGCTACTTGTTGGGGATCATCGCCGTGCTCGGGCAAATTGGCGTCCACAATTCTATTAATTTCTTCTCCAGACACATTAGTTCCTTTAAGGGCATTAGCTATATCGCTTACCACGCGCGTCCTATTTGTTTCATAATCTCTATTTGTTTTTGTATCTGTCATTGGTTGTATACCTGCTGTGGAAAGAGCCCCTCCTATAAGCGGTATATGAGCTGTGGGGTCATGTCTTTTGAAATAACCTCCTGTTCCTCCCTCCTTGGCATCTTCATAAAGTTGTTGATGTACATTATGTAATTGACTTAAAACTATATCCGCCTGTTGAGCGGCATTGTATTGTGTTTTAATCTGTTCGATCTCATCTTTAGCTTTAGGCGTATATCTTAATTCATCTAAATGTTCTTGAGCTCCTGGTTTTAAAATAGGAGTATCAGCGTATTCGTCAGGCTCGATCAATGGTTTTTGGCCATTACCAGGGATAGAAGCCTGCGCTGAAGGATTCCCTAAAGACGCTTGCCCTGCTACCAGTCCCTGATCGATGAGTTTTTGATTTGGATTATTGCTCGCTCCAGAAGGTAATTCTTGTGCTGGTTGAACTTTCCCGGCCGGATTATTTGGTATACTAGACAAGTTACCGGCGCTGTCCAAAATAGCTTTATTTTTTACAGTAGCCAGATCTGATGCGACTTTATGATAATTTGCAATGGCTTGTGGGGTGCCAAGCTTTTGAGCTATTTGAGCTGCTTGGCTCTGATAGATATCTGCCATGGATGCTTTAGCCATATTGCTGGCTAAGTTTTGATCTTGATAAAGATCTTTGTAAGCTCCAAAAATGGTTTTTTGTCTTTCCTGATTATTCTTTTGAGCATCTATATCGCGATCGATTTGTTTATTCAAAAAATCAGCTGTGTAATTTTGTCCTCCATAAGGCACAGAAAATCCTCCGAGGAACAATCCTAATCCTGTAGCAACTTTATCTGGAGCTGACATATTTTTTCTATATGCATCTGGATCAACTTTATTTAGATTTTGAGCTAAATTATCAGCATGTGTTCTAAGTGCATTAATATTATTTTGATCATTTATAGCTTGATCGCGCTGAGCTTGCAATTTTGCCTGCTCAATTGGAACCATTGATTGAGCTTTAGCGATATCAACGTTTCTTTGTTCTTGCTCAGCTTGTAATCCTGTTTGAGCAGTGCCTGGAGCTGACATGGATCCATTAGGAAGTTGTACTGGAGGATTTTGTGAGCTTACATTTGGCTGTTGCACATTAACGGGCGTTTGAGCTTGTTGTGCCGCCGCACTTGGTTGACCAACATTTACAACTACGGGAGCTTTCGCATCATCAGAAGATACAGGCCCATTTTTAGAACCTTCATCATAATAAGCCATTCCACCTTTAGCTAATCCCTTTAATTTTGGGTTTGGCATGGACTTCATTTCGCCTAAAACTTTATGATGTTCTTCTTTAGCTTCATTTTTAGAAGATTTATTAATATCCATGCTTCGAACTTTATCACCAGCTTTAGATTCACCCATTTGTTTTTTAGTTTCAGGCTCATCAAAATAACTTTTATGAACACCCTTAACTTCTCCCCCATCATAAAGAGGTAAACGTTTTAATGCTTCTTTCTGAATCGCAGGAAGACTTTTATGAACCAAGGTCATAAGATGGCCTTTTTCATTTTTCATTGTAGTGGTTTTTTTGTCTTCACCTATTTTTTGCCAACCTTTTAGGTCCATCATTTATTTCATCCCCGCAGGTCGTTTGAGATGTTTACCGGTTGCTTTAAGCGATTTTAAAATAAAGAGTCTGGCTTTATCAGGATTTTTTGTTTTCTCAACATGCAGAGGATTTACTATACCACCCTCTTGCAAAGTTTCAGGAACTGTATCATTTTTCAAAGTATCTTTTCCTGGGACTTTAGCTTTACCAGGAAATATTTTCCCTAGTTTCATTGGGTCTGCACCATGCTTAATTTGTTCAACTTCTTCAGGGTTCCAATATCTTTCCCCAGGAGAAACCATAGCTTTAACTTCTTTAGCTTCTCCACCTTTTGCAAAATATCTAGCGAAATGATTAGCTGAGTAAGCGGCGTGTTGAGAAGGATGAAGAGACCAAATTTCTCCACCTTTTGCCACGTTCATTTGTGAAGGACCAACTTGGCCAGCAGCTCCTGTATCGAATACAGAGCTAGGAGCCGCAGATGAATCAACGCCAGCCCACTGGGCTCCTCCAGCAACACCAGAAGAATCTGCTATATCATTGCTAGATCCAGCCATTGGATCACCAGGAGCTTTATGAGTTGCTGCAAATCCCTGAGAAGCGCTTTTTCCTAGATCAGCACCCGCTCCAGATGGACCGCCGAGACTTCCTGGACCACTTGAGGCTTCAGAAGATGAATATCCACCTTGATTAGCCAAACTTTGAGGAGAATTTGTTATTCCCGCAAGCAATGGATTAGCAGAAATTGTTCCCCCATCTGCTTTCATCTGCTTAAATCCAGACATTACATTTTGCATTTGTGATTGAGACATATTCGCAGGAGTGACATCAGATGCACTCGCAGCGGGTGCTCCAAGAGAAATGCCTGGATGACTTGGAGAAGGGGAAGGAGTGGCTACCTTTCCGCCATCTGCTAGTAAAGCTAAAAGGCCAAGGCCCCCTCCGCCACTCCCTCCACCCCCGCTGCTTCCGCTGGAGGACGGAGCAGGCGCTGCGATCGTAGGACCAGACGATGGTTCACTTGATGTATATCCCCCGCCATCATAGTGTTCCATACCCATCTTGGCCATTTTATGAATAAATTCTAATTTTTGTTTTCCATGAACAGGATGAACATCTCCTCCTTTATTAAGAAGGCCTGCAACAGCTCCTAATCCTGAAGTCAAACCACCCATAAGAGACGAATTGGCTGCAGCATTATTATTATTGATATTTCCTTGCATACTTACTGCAGCATTATTGCCACTAGTGTTCGCATTCTGAAGAATATTTTGCTCATTTTGTTGACCTTGATTTAGAGCAGTTGTAGCGCCTTGAGCTTGATTTACTTGTTGGTTAGATAAATTTGTTAAATTATTCTGCGCTGCGATTTGTTGTTGAGCTTCTAATGTAGCCGCTTGTCCTGCAGCTGTTTGTTGAGTTTGAGCACCGGTTTGAGCAATATTTCTTCCAGCTAAACCAACATTTGCATTTGATCCACGTTGTCCTGCTAAAAGAGCAGATTCTTGATTAACATTTTGACCAGTGCTTTGAGCAAGTTGTGTTTGGGCTGGATTAGGTCCTTGACCTTGAGTCATGGCTAATTCTTGTTGTGCTACAGCATTTTGATTTTGAGCTGCAGTTTGAGCTTGCGGAGTTAAAGTATTTGTTAAACCGACTTGAGCATTAAGAGCATTGTTTACATTGCCATAAGCGTTATTAAGTTGTGCGGCATTTGTTCCTTGATTGATATTTGCGCTTGCCGCATTAAGACCTAAAGCTTGTGCAATTCCGCCAATCCCATTTGTCGTGGTGTTTGTTGAATTTCCACTTACGACTCCAGGAATTGTTGCATTTTGGGCTATTCCGCCGGCATCAAAATAATGTCTATTACCAAGTTTTTTGATATAGCCACCTTTAGAAAACTTAGGACGGCCCATTCGTTCATTGAATTTCTTGATATTCATTAATTTGTCCCCACCGTGTTAGCGGCCTTAACAGGTCTATACCCTTTAGTTACTCCAACTATTGCTGTGAAAGCAGACAGAGTCAATCCCGCTCCTGCTGGTACTCCATGACTTTCATCGTACACTTCTTGAATAGAAATTTGAAATGCTTGGCACTGCTGATGTGCGTTTTGGACTCTCCATTGTTCTAAACTTCCTGGACCACCGTACGGAGAAGTCTGTCCAAACAACGCATCAGATCCATAATTTCCAGTGCCATTAATGGGTTGAATTTCTGCCTGCTCACTTATAGGACCATAGTCATATCCAAACTCAACATTCAAAGTATGGGGTGTAATATAAGATCCTAAGAGTTGTAATTCTAAAAGTCTTTGATACCCAGATAATCCCTGAAGCTGAATCCATCCAGATAAAGCATACATATTTATGGGCTCTGAAATATCTAGATATACTCCAGGGGTTTCTTGAACAATTCTGTCGTATTGATCTAAGTAAGTATGAAGATTTTGATAAAGGGTTGCTGAAACTCCCGGAGTATTTGTAAACCATCCCCACTGCTTATAGAGATAGTCATACATCAATGTGATTCCTGTATTCATGATAAATCTGACTTGGGTTGTTCCTGGTATAACATTGGCGGCGGTAACAATATTCCCTATGACAAGTCGTTCTACAGCTTGGCCAATATACATAGGCTGCAATCCTCTACTTAAAAGCCAAATGCCTTTATCGGATTGAAACATCAATCCTTCATCAGTTTGAATTATGCTATTGGGATTAGTGCATCCTACAGTGGAGCTAATATAAATTGGTTGAGAATAAGTAGACCCCGCTCCAGTATTATCAGGGCCAGAGCCTGTCAAAAAAAATATTGCTTCTTTTTTAAAGATTACAAATTCCGTGTCCATAGGACTAAGCGCTGTAGGTAATCCCGTAGAACCTTGAGCTCCCTGAGTTGGAGCGACATAATAAGTGAAAAGATCGCTAAATTCAACGCCAGTGCCAGGCAAAACTTGTTTTGAATACCAAATAGTCCCATCTTCAGCATCCAATACCCAAAGTCTATCATCAAACATTGAACAAACTGAAAAAGAAGGCGCTGCCACATCTTCTACTGTCCCGCCGGTTGTATAGATCAAACTATTTCCAACTATTGAGAGATCATTTGCATTATCAATAATCGTTATGTAATCAACAGTTGGATCATTTAAAACAGGACTTGAAACTGAAGTCACTTCATAGAAGTTTTGATTGAGAGCAGACCATCTATAAAGATTTAATCTCACCTTATTTACAGTTTTATCTGTGAGTCTTAATGTTGGAAAATAAATGGTAGCGCTTCCTTGATCTACCGTTTGTATTGTATCTGCAGTAGACGTGGTCAAAGTAGGCAGATTTATTGTTAATGTAAGCCCATTAATTGAAGTTATTTTTGTATTGGCCTGAAGCCCTCCGAAATTTGGAGTTGTAATAGTGTCAGTGGAGCTTGAAGCAAATGCTGTAGGCTGACTTAATTCAAAAATTAAATTAACAGGATCTATTTTTATGATTGTTGTATTCGCCTGGAATGCTACAGGAAGAGTTGAGTCTACAAGTATCATTCCAATCGAAAATCCAGCCACAGATGCTACGTTTATAAAAGTGACTCCTGCCGCGAATGCCGAGGTTGTCGTAGGAGGAGCTACTGAGATATCTTCTATTATTTGCCCTACAAATAATCCTGTAGCCGAAATAACTGTTATAGTAGTGCTGCCAGCTGAAAATGCGGCAGTAGTTGTAAGTCCTGGCCCTGTTTTTATGACTTGTCCTACCGGTATGCTCGGAGCGCTATATTGAGGATTGCCTTGCGCATCAGTCCAGTTATAAATACCTTGCCAGTAATATTGTTGGGCAAATAATCCGCCGCCAGTATTTGTCGATGAAACTTCCATTGCGTCTGGCCAAACATGAAATTGATGTTCCACCGGCTTTACGCCATCAAACATTACAGGATATCCCATACCCATATGAAGGATTGATCCGGTTTCAGCACTCGGCACTTTTGCTCCAAAAGTCCATGTGGCTATATTTATTCCAGTAGTGCTATAAACAGGCGGAGCTGCAGCGCCTAAAGCTTTATTTGTTCCAACATTTGACCCAACAGGTCCTATTGGATTTGCGATACTTGCCAGAAAGTCTTTAAACAAATATCCAACTTGAAATACAGTTTCACCGTTTGAAATCGACACATTTATCTGTGGCAGTATTTGATTTATTATGTATCCGCCGCCATTGGAATAAGCCAACTTTCCAATAATCTTTCCGTTTCCAGAGATCAAAAAATATGTTGGTTGATAGGCTGAGCTGTAGCAGATAAGCATGTAGCTTTGATCGTTTGAAAAAACAGCCTTGCTTGAAAGTCCTACTCCTCGCAAAACAATGACAGGAGTACCAGCTACCCCACCAATTGTGCAGGTATTCGATGATAAATAATCAGTCCTAAGTGTTGCATCAAATCCATAGAAATTACTTACTTCATAAAATACTGTAACGATTCCTGCATTTGCAGTAGATGTTAGCCCATTATTTAAAGTCACAGAGCTTACAAGAGTTGCTGCTAATAATGGAGCTATGCTTGATGAATAAGCTGCTGTGTGTATGGTTCCTGAATTATAATAAGACACCCATAATTGGCTATTAACTGCGTCCCAAGAAAGAGATATCAATGTTGCTGGAGAAGAAGTTTGAGAGACTGTAGATCCTTGTAAAAGAGAATTGCTTATCTGAGTTATTTTAATAGCGCCGGCATCTTCCCAAGCTATGTATAAAACTCCAGCGTTCACGTTTACACTTAAAGCATCGTATGCCGCAGTTATGCTTGTTATAGCAGTAGAAATTGTCACCGGAGCAAAGGGAGATGTAGGATTAGCATATGGAATTGCCATGTATCTTATCGCTGAATTAGAAGATACCGTAGCAAGCCATGTAATAATAAAATAATTACCTAAAACAAAAACCCTTGGCATGGTAGCGCCGACATCTACAACTGAAGTTATAGAAACAGCAGGAATTATTGTGCCGCCTGTGGCTGAATCATTTATTTGATAATAAGAATTACCATTTGAATCCATCCATATTTCTAGTGCCAAACCATTTGGAGCAATTACGGCATCAACTGTTGTTTGGGAAGTTGCAGACCGGACCATTGGTAAAACACTTAAGCTCATTGGCTGAATAGCGCCTGTGTTTATAAATTTATCAGTATCTTCAGAGAAAATAGTTAGTTGTTCTCCTAGAGCTATTAGATTTCCTAGATAAGTAGTTACTGTCGCAGCTCCAGGAATAGTAGTTAGAAGACCATAGCCATTTCTTTTTCTTAGCTGGTCTTGTGTAGTAAAAATACTGTTTTCAAGAGCTAGAAATTGCCCCATTTGAATTTGCCAAGGATCTGTCTTAAGATTTACACCTTGAGAAAAATTAATTGTAACTGGTTGAGGGATTATTCCGGCCATTTAGATCTCATATGCTACAAGCTGGACATTAAGAAATTCTACTTCCCCATTAACCGAAACAGATGCGCCAAAACTATAGGTGTATGTTCCTGCAGCGCGTGGGTTATCTAAACACGAGAAAAAACTTGGCGGATAATATAAATCACCATTTGTTGGTTGGCCAAATAGTACTGATTGGATAGTGGTGGTAGCTACTCCGTCATAAATAAGAAAGTACAAAGACCCAAATGCTCCGCCAGTACTTAAAAGTTTTGCGACATATGATTGGTTATTGCCCGTTGTCGGTTGCAACATCAACATGACTGGTCGACCTGTAGTTGTTAGAGTCACTAAGGATGTTGTTACCTGAGTGGCCGACGGAGCCGAGCTTGTATTTGTTGAGTTATATGTCCCGGTAGAAGGACTTACTGCAACTCCTCCAATGCCCACGGTTTGTCCAGTGGCTCTTGGCGCAAGCATACTTTCTGTAATTGCAGCACTATTTGGAAGAACCGCAGGAACAACTAATGTATTTGATGAAATAACGATGGTTGAATTATCAACCCCGAGTGTTGCCAGCATGTTTCCAGAAGGATCAAGTTGCATAATGCTTGTTACAGAAGGAACGATCGGTAACTGAACGTTATATAGAGAAGAAATAGATGACGGAGGCCCTAGAACTACCCCATTTGTAGTTGCTGGAGTGTTTGGTCTAATTGTAATGGATCCAATGTCAAAGTTTGCAGGGGTGGTAGATCCAGCGCCTTGTTTCCATGTGAATGTTCCTCCTGCATAACTTTCGCCAGGCAGAGATGCTATTGTTGCATTTACCGTTCCTGCTTTTGTTAGAGCTATGACATTCCCAGCACCATCATTAAAAAACAGATCAACTAACCCTCCTCCGCTTTGAGTATTCGTATATAGAGTCGTGAGACTTGATGTAGGCGCTGGCATACTGAAAACAACGGAGTAAACATTATAAGGGCTGTTGTTTTGAAAGTTTAGATTTGTCGAGATATCCATCCCTGCAGGTGTTATTGCAACCCCAGATCCAGGTGAGTGATTATGTCCATCTAAAATGAGCAAATCCTGATTCTGATCTGCAGCATATTGAGGTCCAGGCTCTTGACCAGGCGTGGGAAGTATTAAGCTCATATTTGGAGAAATTGTTGTATCACTCATTTAGAATATCCAAAGCGAAATGGTTGTCACCGCATCGCTAGTTAAGGTTAATGTCTGAGAATTTAATGGAGCGCTTCTGTAAATAGAAGCTTGAGAGTTTTGATCTATAATAAACCAACCCATCACTTGTCGACCCAAATAATGATCAAATGTATTAGACCCTTTTATGAGATTCACGTTAGGCAGCAAACTTCCTTGAGTTAAAGAAACTGCAAGTAAAGGATTTAATTCCGAAGTCCATTGCTTTTGCATAAGCATCAAGGTCTGATCTGGAGTTTTGAATAAATTGAGTGGCATTAATAGCCCCACCCTCCGCCATTGCCCCAAGCCCTGCCATACATGCCTCCTCCGAAATTAGGATCTCCCAGCATAGCTCTAGAATTTGTAGCAGTATTAGGCTGTCCAACGTCACGATTTGCAGCTTCTGTCTCAATACGAATCATCATGGAATCTTTACGGTTTAAAAGTTCTTGCGCTTGATCCATGAATTGTTTTTTAGCTAGCGATTTTGCAGCAGCATCAAGAACGACATATTCATGCCATCCTGAATAACTATAAGGAAGCATATCTGTGTCTTGTAAAAGTTGTTTTGCAATAGGAACGTACCAAATACGCATGTATTGGCCACTATTGACTGGGATTATACAGACGTTGGTTCCCATTTCCCTATATTGGAACTGACAATATTGACCGGATACATTATTTGATGCTGCGCCTAAGAATAAATTGTATTTATCAAGATCTGCCGAATTACATCTATTCATCGGTATCCAACCTTGGACATTTGTGACATTCGCGCCAAAGGAATTGACTTCAAATTTATGGACCTTATAACACGCAGGCGCTGGAGTACCATTTGGATCTGGAATTCCATTAGTATTTAAAAAGTTAGTCCCATCAGGCAACGGATAGAATTGCTGACCTGCAGTTGAGAAAACCTGTAAAGGAGCTAGAAAATAATCTTCACCATACTTAGAAACGAGTAGCCCGTATAACTCAGCGGCAGATTGATTAATCTCAATATTCCATTCATCGTCTGTGACAAACTTCGACTTAAGCATATCAGCTCTAAGTTTTGCCTGATAACGAAGATAGCCTAGATTTATTTGCCCTGGAGCGCATGGAGTGATTGAATTTGGCTGAGAAGGACTAAAGCCTGTCCCGGAACTTACTTGGTAGGAATAATTTGTTCCTATTGCAACGTTGGCATCTAGATAATTATTAGTTGTAGGAGATGCAACGGTAGTCCAATTAATTCCATCAATACTACGCTGAACAGTATAATTTGGTATCCCAATTATTAAATTCCAAGTAAGGAAATTTTGGCCGTTTCCAGTTTGTAAAATAATATTCTGAACAACGGCCATATTTTATTCCTTAAAAAGTTTAGTCTTTAATTATCTCTTTCTTAATCAACCAAAGCGTCCGTTGATGTTAGAAGGAGACAATCTTTCGTCTACATAAAAGCACATTCCGGCAGTTGATCCGCTAGCGGGGGCTTTTGGAATCAATGTCGTTGTAGAAGAATCGGTCGCACCTAAAAATTTGACTAAGATCCAGCCCCCGACATTTGCAGTTGGTCCCGATACATGTGGAGCAATTGAAAGATTTGGATTACCTACAACCTCTGAAGTTACAATTCCTGAAACTCCATCCGCTATAACAAGACCAGTGCTTGCTCCAGCTCCAGTAGCTTTTGCTACAAAGCTAACTCCTACTGCCGGAGTTACACCGAAAGGAACGCCAACAGCATGCCAATCTTGATCATTTGTATCGCTAACAGTTAGGGCGAAAGCAAATCCAGTGGCAAGACCCGCTACAGCAGCTGAATAATTAAGGGCCGTTGTGCTTCCAGATCCAGATACAAAAGTCAAAACGCCGGCAGCAGCTCCAGGAGCTTGAACACCAGTGGTCTTTAATAGGGTTTGGCTAGAAATGGTGGCTGATACAGTGTAAAGATTGCCAAAACCATCAGTCCAGATAGATCCTGCAGTTGCGGAACCAGAGCTAATCGTAAAATAAATTGGAACTGGTTGAGAATTGCTTGCGGCGATTAATTGATTCCCATCTTGTGGTATTCCAGCAAGAGGTTTAGTTGCAGTAGAAACAACCGTTACAGTTGTAGTCCCAGAAGCTGTAAAGCTGTTTAATCCATTTATTCCAGAAGCAAGATTTTGAATAGTAATGACAAGATCTGCCCCGATTGTTGCAGCCGTATCATTTGTTACAATGCTCTGCTGAACATAATGAAGACCTCTTTGGCCAAAAGCAGCTGGCAATCCAAGATTTGGCTGTGAACCAAGACCCGACACACTAAACCAAATGCAGAAAGCATTTCCGTAAGAATCATAAAGCATAAAGTATGTTCCAGCAAGATTGCCAGAAACGTCTGCCACAGGAGCAATTGTTGCTTGTCCTGCAGGACCAACTCCAACTGATGCGATAATATAACTATTACCGATCGTTAAAGCGGCATCACTAGCATCGATAGCGATTGTTCCGCCAGTCGTTGGTGAGGAAAATCCTGAAAATCCGCCAAGATATCTGTTGTAATTATTTGCTAATTTTACCCAGGCATAACCAACTGCAGGATTTGGGCTTCCAGGAGCTTGATATGTGATTGATTCGCTAGAATGATTGCCGGTTGCTGCAGCACTCATTTGGACTGAACTTGTTGAAAGCACTGCGACGATAGTAGTGCCTGCTGGGATACCAGTTCCTTGAACGGGCATTCCAGGAAGAAGACTTGATGTTCCACCAGAAATTGAAGTGATGTTAAAAGAACCAGATGCTACGGTTCCAGTCAATGAGGCGGTTGTATGCATGAAAACTTCTTGAACGCCCTGGCCCTTTAAAGACCTAACGCCATATCCGTTTCCATTTGCAGCATCTACAACGAAATTACAATCGATAAGAACAGGTTGAGCTGCGAACGAGTACATTCGTCCGCCGTTATTACCAAGCGCGCCAGCCATGATATAGGACCTCTATCCCCGAAAGTTTAAGCTGCATAGAGTGTCAGGGAAACTAGTCTAGTCAGCGCGTAGGTGGTCCTACATATATGAATAAATGTTTCACAAAAAACAAAACCCTCCTTTTTTAAGGGAGGGTCCGTATCCTACTGAAGAGGCAGTAAGATAAATTATTGAGGCAAGCTTACAACGGCATTTGCACCTGGCGCGTTACACGACAAGTTAAGATATCCTCCGACTCTGATTTCTACAGCATCTTGGCCAGGGATAGGAAATCCCAACATGTCATAGAATCCAGGGAAGGTCAGGAACTGAGGAATTTTTCCCAAGCTTCTGAGTTTCCAAGTTTTCATCGTCAAGATATGAGCGATTTGACTGCTTTCATTACGATCTTGAATGATTGAAATCTCACCGTTTGCTGTGGGTAGAACCAAAGCTTTAAAGCTGATTTCAACTTCTTCATTAACTTTAGCCTTGATCATTTGATATTGACCTTGACCAGTCAAGTTTTTCACCAACGTTTGGTAAGAAACAGGATTGATAAAGATAACATCAGGATCTCCAGCTTCTGAGCTTTGAGCTGCAAGCTGATTCGTAGCATCAATTAGACAATCTTGAATACTTTCTGAACTTCCAGAAAATCTCAAACCGGCTAATTTTGTAACTGACACAGATCTGTTCTGTGTAAAAAATGAATCCGACGGGCCGGGAGCCACGAGAGGAATCCAAGCGCCTAGACCTGCGATACAAAGCATGTTGGCAGAATTCAAACCGTTTGTTGAGAAGAGAGTGTCACCAGCGCGTCCCAAATATGGGAATGCAGTTGACCATCCACTTGGAGTTCCAGCAGCACCTTGTTGAGTAGGGCTTACTGTAATAGTTCCAAGTCCTGTATCAATGGCGATTACATAACCAATTGCAGCGCCCGTGCTTTGAGTTGCTGTTTGACCAGCAATAGAAAAGCTATTTAAAGCCATGTTTACCGAGAATTGATAAACTTGACCTAGATTATCAAGAGTGATAACGCCAGACACGATGCTACCGGATCCACCGTTAGCCCCGTAAGAACCACGAGTACCAGAGCCGTCACTAAACATTTGGAAAGCGATGTCATTTGCAGCTCCCATGTAAAGTGATTTCACGTTCATCTTGGCTGCAGGCATGAAAGCACCAATATTTTGTGCCGATGCGCGCAAGAATTGATTCTGGATAGAACCAACTCTGTAAACATTGACCGTGGTCAATAGGAAGGAAGCAGTTGCAGGTGCAGTTTGATAGGTTTGAGCCGTACCAAGGTTTGCACTACCACCACCACCGACGTCATACAACACGGGAATAGGGAAATTCAATCCGCCTAAGCCCATTTCAGTTTCATCTTTATCGACCATGCTTAGGAATCGGTTTTTATTAAAAACCAGATCCTTCATGACCCATGCATCATCAGAGTATAATTGTTTCAGGACCTGAAGATTATCCTGGCTGTTAGAATACGCGATTGCTGGATTTGCTGGAGTTCCCATTTATTTACCTTTGCAGTTTAGCGGCTTGCACCCGTCTTATAGCCTCAGCAATTTGCTCAGACTCAGACATCAAGTGAAACGGCTTGGACACTTGCGCCCTAGGCGAAGTTGTCATGTTTTGTGTTAGAGTTTTGATTTGAGTCTTCGGAGCCCCTAACACTTTAGTCTCCGGAGCTTTCCCCTTATTCTTTAACTCTTGTACTTGCAGAAATTTTTCATAATCTTCCTGCTTCTTTTGATACAAGGCTTCTTCTATTTCTTTAGCCGCTTGTTCAACAGTCAGTTCAATGCCGTCTTCTTCAAATGATTCATTGATATGATCTTGAACAACTTTTGAAGCACCAAAAACTCGAAGAGATGCAAATTCATCATTCTCATTAATGGCTTTATCAATGGCTTCTTTCCATAAGGTCTGATTGACCTGATACTCCTTGACTGCATCTTCTTCTCTGGCCTTTTCGATGGCCGTAAGCTTTTCTTCTAGTTGCCTCACTCTTTCCTCTTCAGGATTTTTTGAGGCTTCTTTATTGAGCTCATGTTTCACAATTTCTTCGTAATTAATCCCAAGCTCATCGACAGCTGAATAATCTTTGGCAGCTAATTTTTCTGTAAGCTTTCGATATTTCTCGGCATCTGCCATTTTCTCAGCAAATGTTCTTTCTTTTTCTGCGATTTGTTTCTCTCTTTGACGTTGAGCTTGATCACGCCTTGCTATGGCCGATACTTTAGATGAAAGGGTTACTTCTTCAGCGGGAGTTTCTGGTACTTCTGGTCCTTGGGCAATTGCCGGTTCAGAAGTTTCTGTCTTTGTTTTCTGAACTAAAGGTGAGCCCGTAACGCTTGTTGTTCCCTTTGGGTCATAGCCCAGGAACTCTTTAACTGGCAGATCAAATTGTGCTGGTTCTTCGAGCATTCTTGCGGTTGGTGGGGCAGGCATACTTTCTGTTGTGAAACCCATAATTTTTCTCCTTGTTAATTAATCTTCTTAAACTTGTGCGTTTGATGTCGGAGCAATACTCTGTGCTGGCGGAGCTACTGCAGGACCTTGTCCTTGGGGAGCTTGCGCTGGCTGAACTGGGGGCGGATTAGACTTTGATTTAAGGATCTGAATCTCTGTGAAATATTGCTCAATGAGTTGAAGCTTTTCTTCTTCTAAATCAGTCACTGCATATTTATTGTAAGTCTGAACTGTTAGAGTTGTAGCAAGGTCTGTCGGATCTAAAATGTATTGATCCGGTGGGCTATAGCCTTTTTTACCCTCTTCAACGATTTGGTCCAAGTCATGTAAAATACGTTCTTCTAACGCGACTGCTAATTGATCTGATTGTTCAAGATCTGGGAGTCTCGATAGTCGCCTAAACTCTTGGTTAGATATTTCTCCGGCTGCAAGCATTTCTGAAAGCTTTGATTGCCTGCCAACAGGATCTTTAGGTAAAGATGATTCTTCATAGCAACGAATGACATTGGTATTCTTAAGAAGATCTAATCTTTTAAAATCAACTTCTGTCGTACCATCTTTACCAACATAAGTTGTTTTATAGGATCCATATTTGTCATGAAGTTCTTTTGCCTTATCCAATGTTTTAGACGCCAGTCCAGGATAGAAGTCTTGATAGCGTTTTTGCATGGCTGAAAATCTTGTGCTTTGGATATTCATGTATTCGCGTTGTGCTTCACCACTATTTAATCCAGCAGGCTTTGACCCAGATGCTGAAAGATTTGAAATGCCAGATATTTGATAAGCGTTTTCAATAAGCCATTTTATGTATTCGTAGATCTCAGCATTATTACTTGTTGCGTTAATAAACTGAGGAGCCTCGGCCATTGTTTTAACTTTGATAATGCTGGAGATGTTGTTATTGAACGCTGTTTCTAAGACTTTTGAGAGTTCAGAGATAATAATCTTTGGAACACCTGTCATCTCAATGCTCTGAGATGCAATAATTAGCATTTTATAGATTTCCATTTGTGTTGGAAAAAGAATTTCAGCTAGACCTTGGCTAAAGAATCCAACCATATTGTCGTTATAATGAAGATCTTCAAACGGGAAATAATCATATTCCCAAACTTCATCTAACAAAACGCCATCAGCACAGACAATAGAATGCCTGCCGTCCTTGGCTGCCTCGCCAGAGGGAAGATGCCATCCTTCGCTTATTATAATCTGACTAGAGACCGTATCTGTGCTTTGAGGAGAAGAATCAACTGTGCCTGCTTGTGCGGAATAGATCTTATCTGCTTCTTTAGGGAGTTCATTAGCTAAAATGCCTCTATCACAAAGTTTTGTATGAATAAGGCCACGTGGAGCTCCATAATAAGCATCATTAAAATCAGATAAAAGCTCTGTTTCTAATGTCCGTTCATAACCAACGCGCTTATCTTTTTCTATTATCTTTACAAAACCATCGCCTAAGATTGTTGAATCTCTGAAAGCTCTAGGTCCTATTTTGTAAGCCTTAAGCCTATAAAATTCACCCTGAATGAAATTATTGACTTGTTCAGAAATCAATCTCTCTCGATATTTACTAGCATCTGGGATCCAAACTGGCATTGGGTTATCTTGCGTGATCATGCTTGTTATTGTGTCAACACATGAATAAACCACGTTTGCGGTGGGGCGCCCCATCGGCATTTGCTGTGAGTTATCCAGCGTGGAGGTCGAAGCGAGATAATTATAAAGAGGCTTACCGGAAAAAATCCTGGAATATAATGAAGCCTGTCTAATTCTTGCTGAATGAAAGTTTTTAAGAAAAGCAGTAGTCGACAAAAGCTGAGCCATAAGTTCTTTATCATCTTGGGCTAACCACCATTGATAATAGTTATTGGCTTTTTCAGTAGTCTTCTTATCTCGACCGTCTACGACCTTATCTTTAACTTTAAGAACTTCAATTGGCTCGACCTTGAATGCCATTACAGGGCTCAATCAGGGAACATAGCGTTCGCAAGTTCTTCAGGGTTCATTTTAATTGTGTTGATTAGGTTCTTAAGCTTCTCAGTTGCCTCAACTTCAGCTTCTTTAGTGACTGGAGTTTCAGGGATGTTCACCTTAGGCTGTGTTCCACGTGGAACTGGACTAAGCTCTATTTCGTGTTCACTTGATTTGAATTTAGTCACACCACTAGATTTGAGCATCTCAATGAGAGCAAGAGTTTCCTGCAAATTCATTAGAGACTTTCGATATATTTAGCGATACGAGCCATAGATTTCTTAAGCTGCTCTTTATCTTGGCTTGATTCGTTCTCACCCATTTCACTTGCCGATGCAGGCTCATGATCCATGTCGCCAGTAGCTTCATTTACTTCCAAAGCCTTTTGTTCATCCCATGCTACGTTTGGATCGACAGCGTCTTGACCAGCATAATCCATGTCTTGCTTGTAATCTGAATGCATGCCTTGTTTTTTCTTTTCGCGAATCATTTTAGAGAGAGATTTCCCATCGATCATTTTAATCTTCCTTTTTGCTCATGTGATGAAGCACCATTGCTTCAATACCTTGCATAAGTTTTTTGTGATCTTTAGAATGAATGGCATCCATCATCTCGCTGCCTAGCATGTCATGGATTTCTGAGTCACCATCAACTTCTCCGCCATCTTTGAAGTTAAAAGACTTTCTCATAGAGTCTTGTGCTGACTGAGCTCCTGGAAGAACAGGGCCTCCAGCGGCTAAGCCTTTGAGTTTAGGACTTGGAGATGCGGCATTATGAGACATTTGGCTTTTTTGTCTGTCTATCGCTCTATCGGTAAATCCTTTTCTGACTAATGTGCCAGTATAAGATTCTCCTTTGCCACTTACATCTTTGTGAACTCCTTCATTATAATCTTTATCGTGAGTCCATCCTTTAGCTTTCCATCCGGGACTGTCTACTTTGCCACCTTCATCCATACATTTGGCACAGCCTTCACCTTTACATTCACACATTCCGCCATCTGCTTTGTGGGCTCTATTCTTAATGGAATAAGCTATTGCCAGTGCCTGCTTTTGAGGTTTCCCCGCACGCATCTCAGTTGAGACATTTTTACTAAATGCTGCTGGCTTCTTCGAGTGAATCAGGGGCATCTGACTTCTCACTTTCTTTATTCATAACGCAATCAATCAAAGCTTTAAGAGCCATCGAGAGCTGATTGTGATCTTTGGTTTCGATTGCGTGGATTAGCTCATTTAATGATTGTTCGATAAGCTCATCATCTTCGGAATAGCCATACTTTGATACGCCCGACATTTTGCGTTCAGTAGGCCAGACCTTCTTTTTTAGAAATGGAAGATTGCTCATCACTTATAGTGAAGTGCTTCAGAATTAGTAGTTATTGCTTTTAGAACTATTGATGCTTCTTGTTATAATTTGAAGGTTTTGAGGACAATGTAGGCCGGATATATTTTTGCCTTGTAAGGGAATGATATGGTCAACAACATATCTAATTCCGGCTTCTCTACTGATGTTGGTTGCGGTGCGATATGCCCAGTTCATTTCGATTCTATCTGATCTAGTAAGCCATTTTGGCGTTCGAAGCCGTTTCATAGCGCGACGTATGGCACATTTAAGTCTACTTTTTTCTTTATGCTTCTGTTCATACCTTTTGCAGCTGGCTCTATGCTTTTCTTTATTGTCTATTTTCCATTGTTTCTCATAGGCTTTTTGTTTTTCTGTTCTAATCATTAATCCTCCCAGCGGTGCCAAGGCGCTACTCCGAATTTATCGTTTTGCCAAGTGATCTGATTACCACCACCGTCTTTTAGGGCTTGTTCGCGCTTGATTCGCTCCATGATGGCTTCTTTATGTAGGGCTTCTTGTTCTTTGATATACTCTTGAGTGCCTGGGATTGCAGCTTTCTTGGCGGGAGTAGATAGAAAGTGCCAACCGTTGAACCAACCATATAATAGCGCATCACATCTATGATTGGGAAGGCTAGGATGTTCTTTTCTAGGATAGACTATTTTATCGCCTGCCGTCTTCCAGACCAAAGCCATCATCTCGTCTATTAGGTCATGTTCATCCTGATGGATTTTGACCTTACCTTGGATAAGATCACCGTTCATGATTTCGATATGATCTGATTTACCTAGCTTATCGGCGTATTCAAACAGAATGTTTGAGCGCATGGTCATGGTCTCAACACCTTGTTTATTAGCACCGTCGATTATGACTGAGTTGACTGGGTATTTAGGATCTTTTAGAAACTCTAAAAGCTTTTTCTCGACCATATCGAAGGTCATATGTTTTTGGGCGAAGGTTTTTAGGACGTAAAACGTTGGATCATTTTCATGATACGCGGACAATACGATTGCAGTATCGTCCTCCCAGCCAAGATCACATGATAAAACATATTGCCATCCTTTCGATTGAGGGTGAGGTAAATCACGGAAAATATTACGTTCAATATTGAATTTGTAAACTAGTTTGTCAGTTTCGATAACCCATTCGTTTAAGTACCATTGCCTGAATTGTGGGGTTTCCATGTACAGAGGACGATTCTTTTGTATTTCGTCTAATTGCTTTTGCCAATTGATGTGTGGATTTTGATGTGCTGACCATTTATGTAAAGACCATCCGGCCTCTTTGCCATTAGTAATATCGAAAAATAGACCCTGGGTGATATTCGAGCTAGTTCCGAAGAAACAAGTAGTCCCTTCTTCGTCGGCCATAGCCGGACCCAGAATGTCATAAATCAGATGCCTCGTGTTAATCGTGTATAACGATCCTTCATCTATACATACTAGCTTAAACTTCTTACCTAGTTCTTTATTCATTTCATCTTCTGAAGAGTCCACGCCTGAGATTCTAATGATTGAGCCATTTGGAAAGGTATAAGTGAGTGAGGCTTTATTGAGTTGCATGTCTAGATTATAGCGCCGATTGATGACCTGAAGGATGTCCTTATCTATTATGTCGAGTGCCGATTGTCTCGTAAGGCCAATGAATAGAGAGTTGCTGCCAGGATACTTAAGGGCTGTCTCAACCATGTAAAGACCGGCCGTGAAAGACTTAGCTGCGCGGCGTGTACAATGAAGGGCTTTGAGTTTTGCTGGATCGTCTATGAATTTACGTTGTTCAGGAAAGCCTGCATTAAGAACTTGGCTCAGTTTTAGGTTGCTCTGCTGGATCTTTTGATTCAATAGCGAGTGTAGGAGACTCAGATTCCTTGGCTCCAATTTCGTATCTCCTTTTAGCTTCTTCTAAAAATACTTCGTCTGGTACCTTTGTAATATCTACTTGAGTCCTATCTATTTGACCTAAGAGTTGTTTACCAAGCCATATCATCATGACAACATTGCCGCCCTGTGCCGATTTGAGCTGCATACGTCTGAGGCTCATTTTCAAGTCAGCTCGACCTTTATGTAATTCATCCGCAAAACGTCGATCCAGTGTGTCAACTGAACAACCGATAAAATCCGCTATTTCCTCAGTCTTACAGCCTAGTTGGGCGAGTTTTAATACTTCGTCACGATCTATTTCTAAAAGGGGCCTAGCCAAGTGTAAATCTTACATATTGAATATTGGCTTCGGGAGTAAAGTCTATTTCTCCATAAGCTTTAAAGATAAGTCCATCTCCCCATGACCACCTGAGGGCATCGACAAGATATTTTTTGTTTTTTGTTGAGTCGAGCTTAAATTCTGAGACTGGCTCTTTATCTGTTGCTGGAGGGACGGGTTGATGAAACCTTGCATAATATACAGGTATAGCTTTGTCCCATTTTTCTTCTAAAACTGATTTAGGCTTCTTTGCTGACTTCGTCTCTTTTGTTTGTTCCATCTTCTCTATTCTCCTCGACTATTAGATTATGCTCTTTGGCTATTGCCTCTGCTATTTTTGTAAAGGGCTTTGCGATTGTAACAAATCCTTTTGTAAGAAGTGTTGCAACGCCTTGTTTTCGATACTTAATTTTAACATAGACAAACTCTATTTTTTTATAACAGAAGACAGAAAACCCCACGATCTGATCTGGGTCTGACTTAAGACAGGCGATATTAACTTTTGAGAAGGCTAGGATATTTTTTATATGATTTGTTTTTTGTTTGAAAAACGCAGGATCAATGGGATCTTTTTCTGTATGGTCCATAAACCAGAGCGATTTTCTCCAGGTAGCAAATAAGAAGGGAGAATCATTCACTGAATCAAATAGTCTTATCACAACTGTTTCTTTTGTCTGATCCAGATCCATGATTTTTATAAGCTCCTTTAATCTTCTTATTGCTCTAAATATAGTCACATGGAACAAATCAAACTTTAGTCCTATTTCTCTAGTCGATAGTCCCTCACAATGGGATTCCCAAATATTAAGCATAAGCTTTGGGTTAACTCTGTTATTTCCATGCTTAAAAACACTTTTACAAATAACTATAAAATCTGGATGATTTAAGAGCTCTTCTTCTTTTTTAAAGTTCGTTTCTGGCCACGCACTTTGCAATGATCCGGATTCTTGTAAAATATTGAAGGTGTTAAATGTTCCCTTAATATATCCATTAGACTCAAGGTCTTGGAAACCTCTTTTTTTGATTTTCTCATACCATTGTGTTTGGACTTTTTGACAACTTTCACAGCTCTCAACGATTCGGAAGTGCCCACACTTAATGCTCAATTACTTCATCAGGTACTGCGGTCAAGGTTTGAGGATTTTCTTTTTTCCGTTCAGCTTCTTCTTTAAGTTGAATGGCTTGAATGATGTTGTATGTGATCTGACTTGAGAGCATACGAACGCAGCGATTAAAAAGATCTGTTTTTTTAAAAGATCCTACTTCTTTTGGCATACCATGGAAAGAACCCA